GGTGGGGTACAGCCTCTGGGTCTGTATTATCAGGCCGGTGTTGGTAGTGCTAACATCGCCGGCAGTGGCGCAGTTCCGACAGCGAGCGACCTGACCGGCATGATGTACCAGATCGAGCTGCTAAACGGTTCTTACAGCGGCTGGGCGATGCACCCCCGCTCGCTGAACACGATTCGGAGCTTGGTCGATGGTAACAACAGGCCGATCTACTACGACTCGATGGCGAGCGGGATACCGAACGGGCTGTTTGGTATGCCGGTCAAGACCACGACCCAGATCCCGATCAACCTCACTGTTGGAACGTCGTCTGACTGCTCGTACATCATCCTCGGTAACTGGCCGAGCTACGCAATCGGTGAAGCTGGTGCGATCGAGATTGCGGTCAGCCGCGATGAGAAGTTCAGCTACGACCAAGTGCTGATCCGGGCGGTGCACTACGTAGACGGTGTGCCCAAGCAGCCGGAAGAGTTCTACATCCTGAAGGGCATCCGCGCCTAGGAGGTGGAAGATGCAGAGAAACTTTGATGACTTCGCGTACGACGGGCAGCTCCTAGCCCCGCAGACTATCGCGGGAAGTGGATCTGAGGTAGACGGTTCCGGTGTTGACATGAAGCGGTGCAAGACCGGAGTCGTCGTGTTCGACGTTGGTGCCGTCGATTCTGGGACGACCGTCTCGGTCATGATCCAGAAGTCGGAGGATGACTCGACCTGGGAGGATGCAATCTCCTCGGCCAAGACGTTCACCAACGCGGACGCAAACTCAACGGTGACCCAGGAGGTCAAGAACATGGAGCGGTACTGGAGGATCCAGTACACCGTGACCAACGGAAAGAACGCACTGTTCGGCGCTGTTGCGATCGGTTGGGATGCTCCCGTAGCTCCTATCTCGTAATAGGAGGTTAGGGTGGCTCTAGCTAGCGGTTGGCCGACGTCGGCGGATGTTGCCGCACGCGCAAAAGTGACGTTGACCAACGATGAAACGAGCTATGGGTTAAACGTCGCCACGTTATTAGAACGGGCCTATTGGTGGGCAGCCGAATACTGCCGAAGGGACAGAGAGCTAGGTTTCGACGAGGCGACGGTTACGGAGAAATTCGATGGGGGGATTGATCTATTCGTGAAGCACCCCCCCATCGTCTCCGTGACAAGCGTGACCGATGACGAGGAAGAGTTGACCGTCGATGACGACTACTACGTGTACGACAACTACATTCACATCGTTACCGCTGAGAACGCTCTTGAGCGGCGGTATCCGTTGGTGCGTACACCACAAGTGTTTGAGGTCGTCTACACCGGCGGCTACTCGGATTCGGGAACGGGGACCCACAAAGCCATCCCATACGAGTTAAAGGAGATTGTGTTGGAGATTGCGGTTCGGTGGTTGCTCAGGATTCACGAGCAGTACCGGATGAACCGCTTGGCATCGAGTGTCTCGATCGGTGAGTACTCAGCGAAGTTCGCATCGTTTGCCGATCAGATGGAGGATCTAAAGAGCAGGCTTGACCATTTCGTGGTCGGAGGATACTGGTGATCGGCCTAAACGAAACCGTAGACAAGTACCGGCCAACGCAGACTATCACTCCAGAAGGAGAGGAAGTCTTCGAGTGGCCGGATTCGCCGACGGAGAGCGACATCCCATGCCGGGTGGTGACTGTATCGCTATATCGGCGAGCGCAAATGGAGGCGATTGGTTTGCACTACGGAGACGTTGAGGCGTACACGTTTCTTTTCGAAGACGGGAAGGACATAGCGAGGGACGACAAGCTGAAGTACGACGGTGAATACTATCGAGTGCTGGCTGTCGAGGATCCGGACAAGATCGGGCATCACCTTGAAGTGATGGCCGTTCACGTGGAGGGGGTTACATCGTGAGTGTAGCGTGGAATCCGGCGAACTTCATGAAGAACGTCCAAGCAGCGGCCATGATCCGGATGCGACAGGCGATGACTCTCGCCGTCCAGACTATCAAAGAAGGGATGCAGGAGCTTGGTCCCGGTGTCCATTCCGAGCCTGGTGAATACCCGGCAAGCCAGAGCGGAGCGCAAGGGATGAGGGGACATATCACCTTCGAGGTCGTGACAGAAGGCGACAAGGTGATCGGGCGGTTCGGGATCATCCCGACGACCGCTGGCGCGGAAGAGCTAGGCTACCCTGCGTATCTACAGCGTGGGACGCATGATGAGTTCGGCGGTATTCTGATGGCTCCTCGCCCGTGGCTTACATTAACAATGGATGCCTGTAGATCTGCCTGGAAAGCAATGGGAATAGGAGGCTGACATGACAGGGCATCTTTCAGCGACACGGATAGCGGTAAGGTCGCACCTGATAGCGGATGCGGGCGTATCGGCCGAGGTGGGTTCCCGTGTCTATTCTGGGCGACCCACGAATCCCACCTTGCCGTACATCATCATCGATGTCCTTCCAGCACTTGACTTCCACGGGCTGGGCTTCAACGGTCCGGCTTATAAGAAGGTCAGGGTCCAGATCATGACGGTCGGGGTCACGCAGACAGAGGCAGAGAAGGTTATGGATGCTGTCATGGTGGCCCTCGATGGAGCGACTATAGATGTCACAGGTTGGGGTACGCCTCGCTTCGAGGGGTACTACGGTCCATTCACTCAAGAGGAAGAAATCGAAGGCGTGCGCCACTACTACACCATCAAGCGATGGGAAGCGGTGTACGCCGGAGTCAATGTAAGCTAGGAGGTGAAACATGGGTAGTACCTTTACGCCTAGACAGGGGTATCAAGGAAAGATCACGTTCAACGGAGAGACGGTGCAGTTCATCAACGTTCCAACCATCTCGGGTGTTGAGCGGACGCCGATCGAGGTCACGGCTCTCTATGATGGCAGCGCGCCGTTCCGGTCGTGGGTTCCTGGGATGTACGGATTCATCGAAATCTCAGGCCAGATCGCCCTCGATACGGATAACGATGCTGTGACCGGGACGCTCAACGTGTTCAATGCAGGGACGACAGGGACGTCTCTCGCTGTGTATCCAACAGGGAGTGCTACCCCGCTTCTAACGGGTGCAGTGGGGGTCCCCAAGGCAACTCCGATCATCGACAAGGAGGGAGTGCAACTGCTGGACGTAACGTACCGCTACTGCGGTTCGGTGACCGGTACGCTGTGCGCGGGTGCAACCTAGGAGGTGAGCAATGGGTAACACAGTGACTCCTTTGCAGGGTTACCTAGCAGGGATCTTTCGCTCGCCTGGAGTGACGGTTGGCGGCAGCACGGTCCACGAGCTTGTCCAGAACGGCGACTTCGAAACCGGAGATTTCACGAACTGGACGAACAACACCACGGGATCGCGGGCAACCGTTGCAGCCTCATCGGGTTACAACGAGATGTCCTACGGGGCCGTGTTGGTGGATGACGGGCCGACGGGGAATACGGTCCAGATTACTGGATCAAGAACCCTTGATACGCCGTTCAATCCAACTGACGCGGCTGAGTATGATGTCGTCCTAAGCTGTTGGGCTAAGCACTCAGTTGCCGGGAATACTGGATCCTTGAAGCTCGTGTTGCGCGATCCTACCGGATCGGTCCTGACGAGCGGATCGGTAGCCTTAGTCGATCACGGATTCTATCCGGAGGCCGACTGGGGATACTACTCAGTCCGCATAGATGCTGTTGATCGTCTGGAGACGATCGAGTGGCAGGTCAGTACTGACATGGCTTCAGGTTCAACCGGGACGATGTACGTTGACAACGTGTCTTGTGCTGTCGTCCAACAGATCGCCGGGGCCTACGGCACTCTCACTAAAGAGGGCGACGAGTGGGATACTGAGGACGTGACGACGTTCGCCTCAGTCGGTGTAGACGGCCCGTTCCGGCGTTGGACGCCTACGATGCGAACCCAGGGCAGAATCCACGTGGATTCCTTCTACGTCACGTCTGAGCAACCGGCAACTCCGATGGCTCAGCAAGACAAAGTCTTCGTCGTTCTTGCTACCAAGAAGGGAACGAAGACACAGGATCGGTGGGAGTTTTGGGCACGACCGATGGGTGTTGAGTTCAGGGCGCCGATTGGTGAAGTCCAGAAGGAGCCGTTCGATCTGATCATCGACGGCATCGTGGGATACGCTGACAGATAGGAGAGCGGCATGGGTAACTTGCTAGCAGCCTTTGAAAAAGGGAAAGCGGTATCGGGTAAGAAACGAGCGTTCACCTTGGCGGGGGAGTCTATTGAACTTCCCCGCCTGAACCTCGGGAATCGAGCGGCGTTTGAGATGTGGATGAAGAAGCGTGGGGTAGAAAACTTCTCACTCTCTTCAATCCGTAACCGGGCAATGCTAAAG